ATTTTATAATTGTCGGCCTCTCTTTTTAATATCCTTTCAGGGTATGTTCTACCATTTCTGTTAGGTGTATCATATTTTTGTAAAACGGCATAAAATTCAAATGGGTTTCTATAATCCATTTCTTTAGCCTCTCTTAAAACCTTTTCATTATGTTTGTCTTTTGGTGAAACCCAACCTGCGTCAGCCTCAACTAATATACCGTGTCCGGTTTCGGTTGCCTCTAATATTCTTAATTGTTTCATTAATTCTTTTTAAGATAAATATATCAATTATGATACTTTACAAGATAACCTCTTTTTTTGTGGTTGAAAATTCAAAATATTTGTTTGTTGTGATGTTATTATTATAAATGGATTGGACTATATTTTTTACGGAGTCTTTAATTTCTATGGATTTAAAATCTAATTCGTTTGTTGTGTATAGATTTATTTCTAAATTAAAAAACGATTTTTTACCGTGAGATATTCCACTGGTTCTTAAGTCTAAATCCACAATACTTTTATTTTGGAATAAATCAGTGTTAATGGACTTATAAACAGAGTGTTTAATCTCTCGACTTAAATTGGAAACAACTCGATTCCAATTATCGTATTCTTCTTTTGGGGTTACCCATGATTGAATGTTTATGTAAACTGATTTTAAGTTTTTTGAATCTACGGTACCATAGACCGATTTAATTGGATTGTATAAATTTAATTTTACACTTTTTCCTTTTTTCATTAATGTTTTTCATTATAAATGTTTATTGGTTATAATAAAAATATAATTGAAATTATTGTGTATGTCAAAAAAAAAAAGTGTTTTTACCGTTTGAATTGCAAAAACACTTATTGATTTATAATGTAATATGTTAAATTAAATAGATTCTTCTAAATTTTTAAGTTTTAAAAAATTCATTTGGTCGAACTTTTCATCTTTTAATCTATCAATAGTTTCAGAAATTTTTGTTTTCATTTCAAACTCTTGTTCAGTATCTAACATCCCTTTAAGTTTTGTGATTGTATTCTCACGTAAAGTTTCAAATTTAGTTTCAAGAGTCTTAGTATCTTCAGAGATTAATTGGAAAAATTCTTTTTTAGAATTTTCATCTAAGTTCTCAATATATCCTCTTAATGTTTGGTTGGCGATACTAACCATCGATTTAATTGGAATATTAATTGATTCTTTAACCGTTTCTTTTTTAGTAGTTAAAACTTTAATAATGTTTTTCTTAGCATTTACTCTTTCAAGTAAATTTAATTTGTTTGAATATGCCAATACATCTAAATCAGAATAATTATTTTTAATTGTTTCTGATAGACTTTTTGGTGATTTTATTGTTGGTAAAATTTTATGTAATAAACTAATCCCTTCTTCTAAAAATTCTTTAGCGTCCTGTTCAGATAAACCTTGAGGCGTACTTAATTGGTCATATAAAGCATAAGCCTTTGACATAGATTTATTGTTCAGAACATTATGTTTGAACTCTCTTAAAGATTTTTTGAAATCTTTCTCGTCACTATATGACTCAAGTAGATTTTTTTCGATTATGGATTTTAGGTTTCCGAAGGTCATTACGCTTAATTTTATTAAATAAATATTAGGAATTTAGTAACTTATCCAATTCTTTTGAAATTTCTCCTAAAGATTCTTGACCATGACCTAAATTAATCATTCGAGCCCCGTCAATTAGGTTATTCTCAACTAACATATTTAAGTTATTCATTCGTGATTCTGGCGTTATTTCAGCCTCACCTCCCGCCGGTGGTGGAGCTGCCGTTTCCTCACCTGCCGGTGGTAGTTCTTCACCTCCACCTAAATCAGCAGTTTCAAAACCACCTCCACCAAATGATGGTGTAGGTTCTGATGTTTCAGACGATACTGCCGCGGTAGAACCTGATGTATTACCATAAAGTTTATCGATATTATCGAATAATCCTGTTTTAGTTATAACAGTTGCAGTTGCTTTAAGTTCTTCACCAACAGCTCTTTCAATTCTTTGTTGTTGTAAATCCAAACGAACTTCTTCATCTGACCATCCAAATATATGTTTTTTAGCCCATGTTGATGATGTTGCTTGAATACCATTTCCTGGGTCGGCAACTAAATCTTTGTATAATAAAACTTTTTCTTTCCAAACATCAATTTTTAATAAATCCGCCTGTGTTGAAGGATTCGATAAACCTAATGTGAAATTATCTAACTCATCTTCAAACCCAAGTAAAAATAAATGAACGATTGCAATTTTATTTAATTCCGCAATCATACTTTTTTGGATTCTGTTAATAGTTCTTGCAAAACGAATATCTTGTAATGATAAATTTTTACCATCCCCAACTACTTCTTCAAATCCTAAGAACGCCTTAGGGACACGAAGAGCGGTTAATAATTTCTTTTGGATGTATTCAATATCCGCAATCTCAGAAAGGTTTGTTGCTCCCGGTAATGTTGTAATAGGGTCCGGTGCTGATGGGTCTCTAACAGGAATGAAATAATCTTGGTCAACCGCCATTTGATTAAACCTCATATCTACGTTACCTGTTTTATTATCCACTACTTGTTCTCTTTTGAATTTGTTTGCAACACGTTGTACATAAGCCTCAACATCATCATCGTTCATATTACCTACGAATACTTTAAACATTCTTCTCTCAGGAGCTCTTGATGTACGATAAATCAACATTGCATCCTCTGATAACAATAATTGTTTCCAAATACGTCTTGCTTTTTCTAACATAGATGTTCCGTAAGGAAGTTTTCTATCATCACCTAATAATCTAAAGTGACCAATCTCCCATGATTGGAATTCCATGTTTTTATTTTTCCAAGTAAAATGAAGTGACTTTTTATCTTTATCTATTTCATGAGTAATATCCGTAGAGATTTTTGCACTAACACCTACTTCATGACGTTCAATTTCAATTGTCGGTAATTGTTGTACTCCAACAATACCTTTCTCCGGGTCTAATTTCAAATAAATAAAGTTATCACCATACTTACAAGTGTTTCTTGTCCACATTGGTAAGTTAGTGTTAATATCAAGTGAGTTGTTAAATAAATCGGCTAGTACCCCTTTTATTCTTTTTGATTCAGAATAAATTTGTAGAATAAAACCATCTTCATCTGTTGTTGTTGATTCTTCCGCATAGATATCTAACGCAGCAGAAATCTCAGGAGTATACTCCATTGACTCGTAATCGTATTGTGCGGATAACCTTGATGGTTCGTAATAGATTGCTTGGGAATATAAGTTATTCTCAACTTTTGCCCATTGATTTGTTAAGTAATAGGTTTGTTGTGCCTGTAACTTCTCTTTTTCGTATTCTTCCTTACTTTTGGTACGTAATAATTCCTTCTTATCAAACTTAAAAGTTGGATAATCTTGATTCAACAGAGAATTAGGTCCAAATGTTTGGGATAATCTCTGCCATACCGTCATATTATTTTGTTGTTCACTCATGATATAAATTTACTTGTTTCCTCAGTAATATAAATAGTATTACCCACCAAATAACCACCCATACTTTTGGTAATCATCTCTTGTCGGTCCTTGATTAATTGGGTGTTGTCTACCCATTTGAGGAACCATTGGGTTAAAGAACTCTGAAGAGTTTTTATTTTCAGTAACAGCTGTTGACCATGAATTTAACATTGCCCTTGTATGATTGGTAACTTTTTCCAATGATTGGAATGATTTTTCCGCAACATATATTGCCATCGCAATACTCATAATACAGTCATCATGATGCATTTTTTGATGGTCAGGTCGTCCATTAATGTAAACAAACGTATTCATTTCGTTATAAAGACGACTAGAATAAATTCTAAACTTATGTCTCATTGACTCTTCAAATGCCGCAATAATTTGAACCCTTTTTGAGTTAAAATTAATTCCCGGAATTTTTTCATTTATTTTTGGGTCATACTTCCATTTATTAGTTGTATCCACACCATCAACATATAAACCACCTTGATAGTTCATTTCTTGCATTTTTCTTGCAGTTGAAACTCCCATACCACCTGTGATATCCACAACACAATAAGCATTATACATTGTACCCCATTTGTACGCCACTTCGGCCAATACATCTGGTGGTATTTTTCCAACATATTCCAATACTTGTTCTCTAGTGTCAAAATCAATAATTTCAATACTTGAAAAATCCTCAGAATCTCCACGAGATACATCACAACCCATAACATATTTGTGTCCATTTACAGGTTCTTTCCAAATCCATAATCCACCACCCATCATTTTTG